GCAGTAGAATGTGACTGTCCGCCAGCCGTCCGCGACCGCGTCCGCCACGGTCTCGAGGCCGCACTGCGGGCCGCACAGGCCAGCGCGGTCGGCCGCCTCCTGGACGGTGCGCGCCGATTCCTCGACCTTCCGGAAGCTGAAGCCCTCGAGCAGCTCCCTCACGCCACGGCTTCCGGATGCTGGGCCGCCCACTCGAGCCACTCACCCGTGGTCTTGAACTCCACGGTCTCGGCCTCGCCGGTCTCGCGGTCGACGGCCTTGTGCTGGGCGGTCCCGTCCTCGCGCACCAGGACGCGCCCCTCCATGATCATCTGCTGGAGGAGCCCGCCCCAGCGGTGGACCCCGCGCTCGAAGTCGATGTAGAAGTCCGCGCGCCGGTCCAAGGTCGAGGCGATCTTGGTCTTCGTGACGCGGGCCCGCACCCAGCGCCCCACGACATCCCCGTGGTCGGCGGGCCCGAATCCCAAGCGCTTGCGCTGCGCTGCGCTGAGCGGCGTCCCGCGGTACGGCCCCCGGACGTCGCCGAGGGGCGAGAGCGTGAGCCAGAGCTCGAGGCTCGCGTAGAAGTGCGGAGCGTTCCCGCCAGTGCTCTTCTTCCGTGGGCCGAACATCACCCCCACGTTGTCGCGCGTCTGGTTCAGGATCACGTACGTGGTCGGATAGCGGGAGCACCGCTTCACGATCTCCCGCAAGCCGGCGCCCAGGACCTCGCCCTTGCCGCCGCCGTAGTGCCAGCCCCCGCCCTCCGTGAGCCCCTTCTCGGAGGCCCGCTCCGTGGTGGTGCTGTCGAGGCTATCGAGGCCAGCGAGAACCGGTACCGCCTTGTCCTTGGCCCGCACGGCGTCGTGCCACTCCAGGAAGTGGTCGACCGCCTCCTCGAGCGTGCCGGGGCGGTCGACCATGAGGAGGTCCATCGGGAGTCCGATCGCCTGCCCGAAATGGGGGTCGCGCGTCCCCTCGGCCTCGCTGCAGTACCCGAGGCCCCCAAGATCCACGATCACGCTCTTGAACATCTCGTCGAGCAGAAGAGTTTTCCCGGTGCTCCACTCCCCCGGGATGTGGACGACCCGCCCGCTCCGGGGCCCGATCGGAACGCCACCCGGCAGACGTCCAGCGCAGATCCGGTCCAGCGCGAGCGACCCCGTCGAGCAGAAGACCGACGGGGTCTCGAGCTCCTTGGCTGCGCGCCCGATGAGCGCCTCCTTGTACCGCTTCCGGACGCTCGCCTCGGCGGCATCGAGGAGCCGCTGCCTGTCGTCTCGCGGCTTCGCCACCTATGGCCTCCCGGACGGCCGGCGGGGCCGCGCTGCGGGGCCCGGAGCCGGAGCGGGCGGGGCCACAGATGGAGAACCCGCGAAGGCCGACGCCCACGGGTCGGACCCCGACGGCGGGGCCGGTGCCGGGCCGCCGGTCGGCGGCTGCTGCTGGGCCTCCCCCCACCCCGCGGCCGGGGTCGGGCTGGCTGAGGGCGCCTCGGCGGCAGCGGGCGGCGCCTCACCGAAGTACTGCTGGTAGAGCACCTCGTACGTCTTGGTCTCCCGCCGCACCATCTCGGGCAGGTCGACGAGCCGCGTCATCCAGTCGCCCCACGCCGGGTCGTTCGGCGCGCAGAGGGGCGAGGACTGGGGCGCGCAATCCGCCTTCCAGCGGTCGTTCTGCTTCGCCGGGCGGGTGATCATGAGGTCGTAGCCGTCCCGCGGGTCGCTGATATCGCCCCGCGCAAACGCGGCCGCGTCCTCGTCGTCGGAGTCCCCCGTCATGAACGAACAGATCGAGGCGAAAAGCGTGTTCGCGACCGGCAGCACCCGGATGTCGGGATGACCCTCCGGCGTCATCTGGCGCTTGCCGGTCCGCCCCACCACGGCGTTGAAGAGGAACGAGCGCCGGGCCCCGATCCGCTTCCCCTGCTGGCGGTCGTCCTGATCCGCGCTCCCGAGCAGCTCCTCGGCGGCCTCGCAGAGCGGGCAGGGCGCCGCCTCGTCGTGGGAGCGCGGGCACCAGACGCGGTTCGGCTTCCCGGAGGCGTCGTCCCACCAGTGCTCGAGCGCCACGAAGAAGATGAAGTCGTCCTCGTACTGCGGGTTCTGCTCCCACTTCCCGTCCTTCAGAACGAACTTCTGCGCGATGTCCCACCGCGGCAGGAGCCTGGCGAAAAACGATCCGCCCGCCTGGACGAGCGCGTTCTTGCCCGTCAGGTCGAACATCGGGGCCGTCCTGCCGCCCGACCCCTGCAGGCCCTCCCGCACGGCCGCGGCCTGCTGGCGCATACGCTCCCGTACTTTATCACTCAGAGTCCCCACCGCTAGCCTCCCTTTCGTTCGCGCTGACGCCGCAGGGCGTCGGCCACGACCGGGTTCGCCCGCACGCCGCCGCGCTCCAGACCCGTCGCCATCTCGCCCAGCAGGAGCTTCGCCAGCTCCTTCAGGCAATCCTTGCGCTCCTCGCACACCTTGCGCCCGACCCGCACCATCGCGGCCTGCCGCTGGGCGGCGCGCCACTCCCCGTGGAGCCGCCGCCAGTCGTCCTGGCGCCGAATCCGCGCCTTCATCTCGGTGACCGTGGCCTTCAGGTCCCGGTCCGGCCCCAGTTCCATCAGGTCTGCCTCAAGCGCGTCGAGCGCGTCCTTGGCGTCCTGCTCCTGGTCGGCGGCCAGCGCCTCGAGCGTCGACCACCACGCAAAACGGTCCACCTGCTGGGCGAGCGCCGCCTCGACGGCCGGGAGGTCGCCCGACAGCGCCGAGAGGGCGGAGAGGTCCTCCACCACGTCGTGGCCCCCCACCTTCGCCCGCACCACCATCAGGTCCCTCGGGTTCGCCATCTCGCGCTACCTTATCGCGCCACGCGGGGATGATTCCGCAGCCGGCCCGAAGATATCCCCCTGCTCAAGAGCAACAGCCGACAGCGCCTCCGCGATGTTCTGGACGGCCTGCCGGTAGTAGGTATCCTTCAGCTCCATCCCCACCCCCCTCCGCCCGAGGGCAACCGCCTGATAGACCTCCGACCCCACCCCCATGAATGGAGTCAGGACCACCTCACCCACGTTGCTCCACAGCGTGACGCACCGTTCAATCACGTCGAGCTGGAGAGGATGGATGTGACGCTCGTCCGCCTCATCCTTCGCTTCCTTGTACGGGAGCACACGGTCGATCCTCACGTCGTCCCAGAACGCTGAGGCGTACTGGCGCCAGATCCAGTGCGAATAGCGGTTCTCCGTCTGTTTGCCGGTCCAGCCGCGGTAGCGCAGAAGATCGGCCGGGATCTGGCGAGCGCCGGCATAGTGGGTCAGACCACGTGGGTGGGCGATCGGGATCTTGTTAGTCCCGTGGCGCCGAAACACGAGCAGGTAATCGGCCGATGCCACACTACAAAATGAGGAGTCCTCCACAATCATCTTGTGGGCCAGGTTCTTGGCCATCGTCCGATTCCGGACCCCGAGCGGTTCCTTCCAGACGCAGTATCGGGCCACATAGTGGAACCCCAGGCGCTCGTGGAGCCGGATGATATCGCCCGGGAAATCCACAAGGTGGTCACGCCCCGAGTTCCCGCTCGGGACATCCATGCAGTGAACGCACGTCGCACGGCCCGGCAGCGTGAGACGCGCCAACTCCCGGACCACGAACTCGTAGTGCGAGAAGAACTCACCATAATCCCGAGAGTTCGACAGGTCCCGCTCCGATGACGAGTAGTGGTAGAGACCGGCGAAGGGCGGGCTATAGACCGAAAGGTGAACACTCCGGTCCGGTAGCGTCGGCATTACCTCCACGCAGTCCCCATGATAGAGCGCATATTGGTCAGTAATCTCCTGGGCTACGACAGCCACGTCGGCCTCCTCGGCTCTTCGCCTGCCGCTGTCGTACGGAACAACAGCGGGTCGTTCATGTGGGCCACAAGTTCGGAGAACATCGCGTCGGCCGCCGCGGCCTTGCGCCGGAGGTTCTGCAGGATACCGTGCTCCCCCCCGGTCGTCACGACGTCTACCACCACGGGACGGGTCTGACCGAACCTCCAGCACCGGCGCACCGCCTGGTAGTACTGCTCGTAGCTGTGGGTCGGGAACCACGTGACGTGGGCGCAATGCTGCCAGTTCAGACCGAAGCCCCCAATCTTCGGCTTCGTGACCAGAACCCGCACCGAGCCATCCTCAAACGCCCGGAAGATCTCCTCCTTGCGATCGTCCTCGTCGTGCCCACTCACCTGGACGGCCCCCGGTATCAGGCGCTCGAGCAAATCCCCCTCGTCGTTCAGGTGGCACCACGTGACGACGGGATGCGGTTCTCCGACAACGCGAGAGGCCGCGGCCTCGCACCGTCGCGCCAGCGTCATCCGGCGCTCCTGGCGCTGCTCCTGTAGCCCAATCGCCGCCCGGACAAATAACTCCCCGTCGAACGGGCGCTCGACTCCGACCGGGATCTCGCGCTCGACGAGCGGCGGCAGGACAAAGCCATCATCTTCGTATCCAAGGTCTGACGGCCTCCGGAGAGCGCGGGACCACGACGCGACCCACCGCCAGAACGGGCGCTGGGCGTGGCGCTTGAAGCGCCATTTCGGCGAACCGCCCCCAGTCGTTATCCAGCGTCGTCGAGTATCGGTTGTGTTTTGATCATTCCGGAAGAAGCGCGAGAGCATGTCCATGAATCCCATCGCGCCCAACGCCTCGGCCGTCGTCCCGAGTTCGACGTAGTCGTTCGGAGCCGGAGTCGCGGTGCAGCACAGACGGTAGGGGCGCGTCCTCATGAACTCCGTGATCTGGGCGCGCCGCACGCCGTCAAAGTGCTTCAAGATCCCGGACTCGTCGCACACTACCCCCGCATAATCGCCAGCCGTAAATAGGTGCAGGCGCTCGTAGTTCGTGACAGTGATGTCTCCCGCCGGGCGCCCATCCTGGGACCGGCGGCACTCGATACCGAATTTCTCCCCCTCCCGAACCGTCTGGTGCCC